CTAGAAGAACTTAAAATAAGAAACGAACTAGTTAATGGGATATATAAAGGAGATATAAGAATTAAATCTAAATATATATTACCAAATCTATCTGATATTGTAGTTAGTGGATATTTTAATTGTTCTAGTAATAAACTTACATCTTTAGAAGGAGCTCCTAAAGAAGTTGGTGGAAATTTTAATTGTTCTAGTAATAAACTTACATCTTTAGAAGGAGCTCCGCAAAAAGTTGGTGGAAATTTTAATTGTGATGATAATAACCTTACATCTTTAGAAGGAGCTCCTAAAGAAGTTGGTGGAAATTTTAATTGTGATGATAATAACCTTACATCTTTAGAAGGAGCTCCTAAAGAAGTTGGTGGATATTTTTATTGTGATGATAATAACCTTACATCTTTAGAAGGAGCTCCGCAAAAAGTTGGTGGAAATTTTTATTGTTCTAGTAATAAACTTACATCTTTAGAAGGAGCTCCTAAAGAAGTTGGTGGAAATTTTAATTGTGATAATAATAACCTTACATCTTTAGAAGGATCTCCGCAAAAAGTTGGTAGAGATTTTTATTGTGATGATAATAACCTTACATCTTTAGAAGGAGCTCCGCAAAAAGTTGGTGGATATTTTTATTGTTTTAATAATCTAGTCAAATTAGACTATAAAGCATGGTTGACAAAACAATAATCTTATGATCCATATATAATATATGACATTGAATGAAATTATCACAATTTGGGCAGATGACTCCAAGATAGATCCTAAGAATCTTGATACTACTGCAATTAAATCGGCTTTGCTTCATGCAAAGTATCTTGAACTATATTCAGTAGCAAAGCTTCAATTAAAAAAGTTAGATTGGACTATGGCAGTTCTTAAAAAAGATAAATGGTTATATTATAATGGTAAACTATCTAAAGAGGAAATGGATAAGTTTGGTTGGCCATATGATCCATTTAACGGACTTGTAAAACCCTTGAAATCTGATATGGATATGTTTTATTCTACTGATCCAGATATTTCAAAATTGAAAATTCAAATGGATTATCAAACTACTGTTGTGGAAGCTCTTAAAGAAATTATGGATACTATTAAATGGAGACATTCCACAATTAAAACTATTCTTGATGCACAGAAATTTATGGCTGGATGTTAATATATGAAAGATATTCAAATTACAAAAGTTAATGAAGTTCATTTGAGAATTAACTCAGATGATTCTAGCATTATTCAGGAAATTAATGAATACTTTACATTTGAAGTACCGGGAGCTAGATTTCATCCAAAGTTTAAAGCTAAATTATGGTCAGGAAAAATTTCTATCTTTTCAGCTCAAACAAGATTACTTCCGTATGGACTACTTTTCGAACTTATTAAGTTTTGTGAAGTTAGAAATTATACATTTGATATTGATAAAGAAGTTAGTAATAAACCTGTCATAACTAGACAATCTCTTATAGATTACATTAAGTCTTTAAAACTTACAGTCCGAGGAGAACCTGTGGAAATGCGTGATTACCAATTAGATGCATTCATTCATGCGATTCAAGAAGGTCGAAGTTTAACTTTAAGTCCTACGGCTTGTCTTGATGGTAATACAGAAATCATTGCAGAAATCAATAAATCTCCTTATTATTATAAGTTTAAGGAATTGTATAATGAATATAACAATGGAATTATTATAAAATTTCCGACTCCAGATGGATGGAAATCTGTTATAGGAGCATACAAAAAATATGGTCCGGGAAGAAAGATTGAGTTTAGCGATGGTACTGAAACTATAGGATCAGATTATCATCAGGTTCAAAAAGAAGGTAAATTTGTTACACTAGAATCTTTAAAAGTACACGATATTTTAGATCATAAAAATTCAAGAATATCTAAAATTATTCCAGTACCTCCTCAAGATTGGTATGATTTTAGTTTAGATTATGATAAAGAATGCTATTATCAAAATGGAATACTTCATCATAATTCTGGTAAAAGTCTAATTATCTATACTTTGATTCGATGGTATCTAGATAATTGTAATGAAAAAATACTAATTATTGTGCCATCAGTTTCACTTTGTCATTAAATGAAGTTAGACTTTGAAGATTATAGTTCAAGTGATGACAATTTTGATGTTGAATCTGAAATTCATTTGATTTATTCAGGTCAAGAGAAATTAGATGTTTCACAAAGAATTTTAATTTCAACGTGGCAATCCATCCATACACAACCCCGAAATCAATTCTTGAAATTTGGTATGGCAATTTGTGATGAGGTACATCTCGCAGTCGCAAAAAGTCTTAATACTATCATGAATAATCTAACCAACGCTCAATATAGCATTGGCACAACAGGTACTCTTGATGGAGCTAAATGTAATGAACTAGTTCTTGTTGGTAACTTTGGTCCAGTCAATAGAGTTATTACAACAAAAGAGTTAATGGATTCTGATACAATTGCTCAATTGAAAATTAGATGTCTTGTTCTCAATCATAATAATGAACTTAAAAAGATTGTATCAAAAATGGAATATCAAGATGAAATCAATGCTATTATAAGTCATGTTGGAAGAAATGATTTTATCACTAAGTTAGCCATAGATCAAAAGGGTAATACATTAGTTTTATTCAATCGGATTGAAGATCACGGGAAACCTCTATATAAAAAGGTATGTGATATAGCTTCAATAAATTATCCCGATAGAAAAATCTTTTATGTATCCGGAGAAGTCAATGCAAAGACAAGAGAAGAAATTAGAGCTATTGCTGATAAAGAAAGTAATTGTATCATATTGGCATCTGTGGTTTTTGCAACGGGAACGAATTTAAAAAATATTCATACTATTATTTTTGCAGCTCCTACTAAATCTCAAGTAAGGGTTCTTCAATCAATTGGAAGAGGTCTTAGAAAATCCGATAACGGTAAATCAACAACTCTTTATGATATATCCGATAACTTCTCATGGAAATCAAAGAAAAACTTCACTATGAAACATGCCAAAGAAAGAATTGATATATACAATAGAGAACAATTTGATTATAAAATTTTTGAAATAGATCTACCATAATGAGTAAAGAACTTTTAGAATATGTTAATAAACTTGATGTTAGAGTGTTTACAACTATATCTGGCAGACAATTAATAGGAGAAGTAGAGTTTGACGAAAATAAAAGGATTATTTTACATTCACCTTTACAATTTATTAAATCTTATGATCAAGAGAGTAAGAAAAGTATAATTACCTTGGTTCCTCCAGTAATAGAAAATAGTTAATGTATTAAATTAAGTTCAACTGCGATTGAATCTGAAACTATAGCTGATATAAGACTCAAGAAGGTCTATTGTGATCAACTAATTTATAATCAATTGGAATTAATGATTGAAGGATTAGAACTAGATAATAAACAATCCAATGATTCTTTGGAGGAATCTGATGACTATTTTAAATCAGTTATAGATAATTGGAAGAAGTAATGTAATTATTACTTGAACTTCATCCGTAGGATGATCCCGAAGGGATAATTAATGTTTTATAAGATATCATGTTACTTAAATTAGCCTGCTGCTATCCCTTCGGGATATTTTCAGGTTATTTTATTAAGTTTTTATTGATTTTGTTTTATTGGTTTCAACATGATTCACATAGAATTTTTATTGAATTTTTAATATTTTCTATAATAATTATAACGGTTTTTCAAATTGATGTAAAGCAAAAAATGATCAAATCTAAAAATAAATTTGATTAGATATAACAAAAAATGATTTACTTTCTTCATATCTTATAGTATAATGAAATTATGGAAATATCAATAGAATCTAAACAAAAGACCAGGAAGACTAGAAAGAAAAAAGATGCCGATTACGTGGATAATGAACAATTTTCAATAGCCGTAAGTGATTATGTTTCAATAGCTAAGAATGCTATTGCAGAAGGTTTAGAACCTCCCATGGTACCAAATTATATTGCGGAATGTTTTCTTAAAATTTGTAATGGTTTATCCCGTTCCCCTTCATTTACTTCCTATACCTATAGGGAAGATATGGTTATGGATGGAGTTGAGAATTGTTTAAAAGCTATTCTCAATTATGACAAGTCAACACCTACAAGAACCGGAAAGCCTAATCCATTTTCATATTTTACACAAATGACATTTTTTGCATTCTTGCGTCGAATTGAAAAAGAAAAGAAGCAGACAAAAATTAAGCAAGAATTTACTGAACATGGAGGTATTGATTCATTTGCAGATTTTGATGAAAATTCTGATATGCATTCCATGGTGGGAGAAAGTATGGTAGAAAGAATTAGACAAAAAAACGATACTTTTTATAAAATAGAAAATGAACTAGCTCCTATTTTTGAGATTTCCAAACCAAAACGAATGTCAACAAGACGATCAGCAAAGAAGGAAGTTCATCCTCTTGCTGCATTATTTGATTATGATATGGTAGATATTGAAGAAGGTGTATGAAATTAGCAATTTGCACAGATACACATCTGGGAATTAAGAATGGATCTGATATTTTTCTTAATTATGCAGAACAATTCTATTCCGAGGTATTCTTTCCTTATTTGTTAAAGGAGGGAATTAAAAGGATTCTTCATCTTGGTGATTACTTTGATCATAGACGATACGTAAACTATAAAGCTCTGAATCGCAACAGAACAATGTTTCTGGAGAAGTTGGTTGAATATGGAATGATCATGGATATCATTCCAGGTAATCATGACTGTTTTTATAGAACAACAAATTCACTCTGTTCTCTCACAGAGATTCTCAAGTATTGTCCAAACAATGTTAATATTTACATGGAACAAACTGTACTTGATTATGACGGATTAAAACTTGGATTAATTCCATGGATCAATGAAGAGAATTATAACGATACTTTAAATTTCATTCAAACATGCGCAGCTCCTATTATTGGAGCTCATCTTGAATTATCAGGATTTGAAATGATGAAAGGTTGTGGTGCCGCATCTCATGGCATGGATGCGAGTATATTTTCACGATTTGAAATGGTTTTATCTGGCCATTATCACACAAAGTCCTCGAAAGGAAATATTCATTATCTTGGTGTGGCTTTTGAACAAACCTGGTCGGATTGTAATGATCCAAAGTTTTTTCATATTCTTGATACTGAAACACGCAAGTTAAAATCGATTCGTAATAAGAATTGTATCTATCATAGATTAATATACGATGATAGTATTTTATCCGAAGAAGATATTTTACGAGTAAATCTTTCTCACATTAAAAATGGATTTGTTAAGATAATAGTGGCTGCCAAGAAAGATCCAATCATATTTGAGAAATTTCTTGATAAGGTTATCGCGACCAATCCTTTTGAATATAAAATAGTAGAAAATCTGCAAGAGTATAATTCGGAAAATGTAGAAGATGATATTATTGCTTTGTCGGATACACCATCATTATTAAATTCCTATGTTGAATCAGTTGAAACTGATTTGGATAAAGATCGAATTAAAATCCGATTGCAGGAGTTATATACAGAAGCTCAGAATTTAGACACCTTATGATTATTTTTAAGACATTAACTGTACAGAATTTTCTAAGTATTGGAAATACTCCTACTGTATTTCATTTAGATGAAGTAAGAACTACTTTGATAGTTGGAAAAAATGGTAATGGAAAAAGTGGTCCATTGATTGACGGTTTATCATTTGCAGCCTTCGGAAAACCTCATAGAAGTATTAATAAATCTCAATTAGTCAATAGTGTTAATTGTAAAAATCTATTAGTAACTCTTGAGTTTTCCAATGGAGTTTCTGATTATAAAATTGTACGAGGAATCAAACCAAATATTTTTGAGATATGGTGTAACGGAGTAATGATCAATCAGGAATCCCATGTTCGAGATTATCAAAAGCTGCTTGAAACTAATATTCTCGAACTTAATCACAAAACATTTCATCAGATAGTTGTTTTAGGATCTGGTAACTTTATACCATTCATGCAATTGAGTGCTGGTAATAGAAGAGAAGTTATTGAAGATTTATTGGATATCGGTATTTTTTCAAAGATGAATGTTATTCTCAAGGAGCAACATTCAAAACTCAAAGATAATATTAAAGATACAGAATATCAATTGAGTAGTATAAAGGATAAGATTACTTTACAAAATACTCATATTGACAATCTGAAAAGTATTGCAAGTTCAGCATCTATCAAATATGATGTGGAGATTCTAGATTTAAAAAAACAAATTGAAGCTTTAATAGCAAACAATGATTCTCTTCTTGATAATTATGATAAGAATTACGGCAAGATCAAATCTAAGTTTGATAAGACAAATAAGAATAAGATAAAATTGCAATCATATGAATTACAGATTAACGATAATATCAAACGAATAGATGATGATTATCATTTTTATGAATTGAATAAAAAATGCCCAACTTGTTCGCAAGTGATTAATGATAATCTACGCAATTTAAAGATTGGAGAATGTACAAATAAGAAGAAAGAATTGGAAGAAGGTTATGAACAACTTTCGATATCTTTAAAAGAATCTATACAATCTTTAACCGATGCTGAAAATCAATTAAGTGAACTTTTAAAATCTCAGAATATAATTAGATCTAATCAAAGTCTCATATCTAATTTTGAAAAGAGAATTGTAGATCTGAATAAAATCAAGGATTCTACGATAGATCAGATTGATATTAGTGCTGTGATAACTGATTTATCAAACTTTAGAGATGCACGTGATACTCTCGTAGATCTTAAATTAGTACAACAAGAAACCAAAACCTATAATGAAGTTATAGCAGAATTATTAAAGGATACAGGTATTAAAACAAAGGTTATTCGTCAATATCTTCCTGTCATGAATAAGTTGATTAATCAATATCTGCAAATTCTTGATTTCTTTATCAGCTTTGAATTAGATGAAAACTTTTCAGAAACTATTCGTTCAAGGCATCGAGATGAATTTAGTTATGGAAGCTTTTCAGAAGGCGAACGCAGTAGAATTAATCTAGCCTTATTATTTTCATGGCGAGCTATTGCGAAGATGAAAAATAGTAGCGATACAAATTTGTTAATACTCGATGAAGTTTTTGATGGATCTTTAGATGAAACTGGAATTGAAAATCTTATGTCTATTCTAAATTCTTTAGATCCTGCCGTAAGAGTATTCATTATTAGTCATAAAACAGAAGTTTCTGATTCTAGGTTTAATCGGAGAATCAATGTGACCAAGCCTGGAAATTTCTCAGTGTATGAAACTCTTGAAGGAAATTGACGCAGTTTGAAAAAGATCAGATCTTCTTAAAAGGTCAAGGTTTCTGCGTCATAATCCATTGCAAATCAATGAGTTATGAATGAGAATTTGTAGTTTTTTCGGATTCGTGTGGGTTTCCCTATTAAAAACGTCGTTTAAAGCTGCTTATTTTTCGTCTCCATAAGTCGTTGCAAATGAACGGCTTAAAAAACTTCAAAATTTAATCATTTTTATGTTTACAAGCTCTAGATTTTGTGATAAATTGCCCTTGCATGCAAATTACACCACCACAAACCAAAACTACCAGAGCAAGGATTAATCCTGAATCCCAAAAACTTCTGGCCAAACTTCTGGCTAAGGAGAATATTACTGTTTCTGTTGGTAATTATTCCACAGCATTCTTTGATCCTAAGAAGCGTCTTTTAGGACTTCCCACTTGGAATACTGACTCTAAGTCGGTATCGGATTTGTTAGTTGGTCACGAGGTTGGGCATGCTCTTTATACTTCGTTTGAAGATATTGAAAAGTTTAAAACTACCTGTTCGAAAATTCCATTCGGAATTATGAATATTGTAGAAGATATTCGGATTGAGCGCATGATTCAACGGAATTATCCTGGTCTTGTGCATTCTTTCAAAGATGGTTATCGGCAATTTATTGAAAAAGATTTCTTTAAAATTAAAGGCGCTGATCTAAGAAAACTTAATTTCGCTGATCGGCTTAATATTCACGGGAAGATTGGTAACCAAATTGAGGTTCCTCTTTCTATAAAAGAAAAGAAAATTTATGATCGGTGTTACGCTGCTGAAACCTTCGATGAAGTCATTGAGATTTGTAAAGATATTTACGAAATGATCAAGACTGAACTTGAGAAGCCCGCGAAAGAAAAGCAGCCGAAAAATAAAGTCGAAAAAAACCCTAAATCGGAAGATGAACAAGATCCTACAAATAACGGTATAGAGAATCTTGAAGAAGATGAAGATTCTGAGAAGTCCGCGAAAAATAAAGTCGAAAAAAACCCTAAATCGGAAGATGAACAAGATCCTACAAATAACGGTATAGAGAATCTTGAAGAAGATGAAGATTCTGAGAAGTCTAATGATTCTTCACTTGCTGCTGGAAATGTGACAGGCTCTGATTGGGAACCAGATTCTTCACTTGCTGCTGGAAATGTGACAGGCTCTGATTGGGAACCAGATTATTCTGGGCAAGATCAATTTCAAGCGGATACACTCGATGCGCTTTCTCAAAATCTAGATTCTCTCAAGGAGATTATTACAGATTATCATGTCGGAAATCAACCCAACTTGAAAGATATGATGTCAACAATTGTTCCTATCAAAGAAATTATGGCTAGTCGGAGAGCTGATATGTATAATTATGAAAGAATTATGAATTCCGATATGGTGAAGAAAGATTGGAAGAAATTCAAGGAATCATCTAAAAAACATCTGGAAGTTCTGGTCAAGGAATTTGAACGTAAGAAGGCGGTTTTTCAATATAGCCGAGCACAACAATCAAATTGTGGCGTACTTGATGCAAAGCGACTTTACTCCTATAAATTTACGGATCGGCTTTTTAAGAGTATCACGAATTTGGCTGATGCTAAGAATCACGGCATGATGTTCTTTATTGATTACTCCGCATCAATGAGATGTACAATAACCAGTGTTATTGATCAGACATTACAACTAGTTCTCTTTTGTAAAGCCGTTGGAATTCCGTTCGAAATTTATGGATTTACTGGAGGAAATATTTACGCCACAGACTATAATAAAGAGGAAACAATCCCGGGATATAATATTTCATTCAATCATGTTAAATTATTCGAGCTGCTCAATTCTTCCATGAAAAAAGCTGATTATGATTTGGCTTTAAAAGAACTCAAAGCTCAATCGTGTGCTTTTGGTTCAGGGTTGCATAAGAAAGAAGTTAATCTTATTACAATGCCACTTGGCGGTAAATACGAAATTCTCGGAATGACACCTCTCTATGAAACTATTATTATTGCTCATGAATTAGTAAAAAGATTTAGAGCAAAACATAATATTCAAAAGATGAATACTTTGATTCTTTCTGATGGGGCTGCTCATTCAATGCTTATCACCAAGGATAATAATGAGCATATTATACCTTTGAAAAAAGAATCTCGGGCTGCTCCCACCAAATTGAAAATCAATGGCGGCAAAGAAATTAGGATTTATCCAGAATATGCCTGTGAAAATGTACTTTATAATCTTTATGCTCAATTGATTGAAAATCTTAAAGTTACTTGTAACACCACTGTGACTGGGTTCTTCATTGCCAATAATGATAGATCTTACAAAGAAACTGCAATTAACGCTATTCGAAATTCTTCCTCAAAAGGAGTTATTACTCCTTATTATGAATGTGTGGAAATTTTTAAAAAGAATAATGTATCCGCTAAAAAAGAGCGATGTATGATTATTGAAAATGGTTATCGGTATGATGCATACTTCGTTTTTGATAAAGGAAATTCTTTGAATATTTCAGATAAAGAAGAGTTTACATCAGAGCTTTCTTCCGATGACGGAAACTTCGGAGATACTTCTTCTCAAAATAAATTGGCAAAGGAATTCTCCAAATTCAACAAGGAAAGACGAATTTCTCGAGTCTTTCTTGACAAATTCATTGAAATTATTGCTTGAAAATTGAGAAAATATGAACTTTTTTGTTTACAATCCCTGAAAATTGTGCTACAATAAGTCGTCACCAATAAAAGACACACCACACCATGACCGATAAAGTTAAAAATGTACTGAATGAATTATTCTCTAATGGGGTCACTCGTTTTATCTCTTATAACGATATTAATCGAGTTGCTCGTCAACATGATTTGACATTTGCCCAAATCAAGGAAATTTTCATGCCTGATAAATTCAAGGTTGGGCGTGGCCGATTTGATATCACGCCTCTTCTGGATGATTCCAATATTCCAAATATTGGAAATCGTAAACGTAAGGAGCGAGTTTCAAAACTTCAAACGGTGACCAAACTAGTACAAACCTCCAAAGTTCTTGAATTAAGTGCTGGATTGGTTTCAGATCAAGCTCAGAAAATAGTGTCTATTTCAAATAATGGCGTTTTTGTACCTGCAATCGATCCAACATTTGTTGCATGGGGAGAATATAAGAATATCAAGAAAATCATTGAATCTCGTATGTTCTTTCCTGTGTATATTTTTGGTTTAAGCGGGGGAGGCAAAACTATTTCTGTGGAACAATGTTGTGCAAAGCTTGGTCGTGAATATATTCGACTTCAAATTACACCTGAAACTGATAATGACCAAGTTTTAGGAGGATTTCGACTTATTAATGGAGAGACATTTTTCCATAAAGGACCTTTGGTAAAAGCTATGGAAGCTGGAGCAATTCTTCTAATCGACGAAATTGACCGTGGAAATAATAAGGCATACTTCGCACTAAATGGGGCACTTGAAGGCAAACCTATTATGATTCCTCAAACTGGAGAAATTATTCATCCAGCCCAAGGATTCAATGTTATTGCAACGGCAAATACAAAGGGTCGTGGGTATGGTGATGATAATCATTATACCGCAGCGACTATTATTGATGAAGCTTTCCTTGAACGCTTTGTCGCCACAATCGATCAACCATATCCTGGGTTTAAGATCGAGCGTAATATTCTCGCAAAACACATGAAAGCTTATGGTTGTAATGATGAAGAATTTACTGATAAGCTGGTCTCATGGTCTTCAGTTATTCGCAAAACTTATGCAGATGAAGGTGTTGACGAACTGATTAGCACTCGTCGGCTTTGCCATATTGCAAAAACATATTCGGTTTTCCAAGATCGTCTTATCGCAATCTCAATGTGTATTGCTCGATTTGAAGTCGAAGTCCGTGAAGCCTTTTTGGATCTTTATCAGAAAATTGATGCAAATCTAATCAAAGCTGATAATTCAGAAAGTATGGAACTAGTTGCAGAAACTGATACTTTGGATGAAGTTCTGGTTTAATCAAAATTTTATTTGCAAATCATAAAGAATAGTTTATAATACTATCTCACATAAAACAAAAACAACAAAAATAAAAAACGATATGACAAAGACACAAACTAAGAAGTTGACCGTTCTACTCTCGAAGTACACCCAAAAGGAATCTGTGTATGCATTCCTTGCTGCGGGAAATGAGCTGGCTGCAACCGATGCAAAGTCGGTAGCAGTCAAGGATCCGAAGCGTGTAGTGAATAAACTGCGCACAGAGCATGGCATCAAAATCAATTCTAGCCGCCGTACTCTTCGCGATGGTACAACTACCACAGTTTATTCCCTTGGCGAAAATTACTAATTGGTAGGGTAAAATAGGAGACGGTATTGTGTGTGGTGTGCAATACCGTCTCCTTCTTAGATAAACATCACAGAGTCTCTATA